TATCAATATAGGAACCATCTTGATATGATAATTTTTCAAAAATTATATGATTTTTAGTTCTTATCCATAAAAAATCGTTATATATATTAAAATCTAATATATTATTATACAATTCTTCTTTTATATTTTCATATTTATTAGAAAATACATATTTGAGCTTTGAAGATAATTCAGAAACGTAACCAGTTATAATATCTTTTACATATATACTTCCATATGAATTTCTAATTTCATATGAATTTAAATTATCGTCTTGAACTGAATCGTATAAAATAGTTTCATTATTATCAATAGTTTGATTTACTATAAATCTAGTGTTATCTTCGAAATTATGATCAATAAATTCATCTTCTTCTGAAATCAGACCACCATCAAATTCTTTATATTTTATAGAAGATAAAATATATTCATTATCAAATTCAGGAGTAAAGCCGATTGCAGATGAATCCATGCCTCTCTCCATTATTTCATTTGTGGTGCTTCCCACACTGCCTTCAACTAAATTATTGTAATAATAATCTGATGACCATAAATCTGGTTTAACCCATTCTGGATCACCAGCTAATACTATTTCAGGTAATGGCGTATTATCTGAATATCTTATTGGTCCACCACAATAGGTTTCGTGTATTACTGACGAAATTTCAATTACAGTTGTATTATTTACTAGATTTTGTTTACTTTTTGGTTTAAATAAGCTAAATTGATTTCCATATATATCTGCTGCCCATTTAGTTACTATTCCTTTATCATATAAATTAGAAAAATTATTTGTTAACCCATCTTTTCCAAAATAAAATGAATCCTTTAATTGATTTCGTGAAAAATATGCATAAAAATCTTGTGCATATGGATTAGAGTTTATATCTCCTTCTGTATACCCAAGACTATAGTTTTTAACCGACTTAGTATAATCAGCTATATGTATTAATGGGTATTCGTAATTAAATTTTCTAGAAAGACCAATTGTATTTCCATATAAATTAGGATCTGGAAATATGTATAACTTATTTGCTTCTAATTTCGATTCATCTATCTTATATTTTTTTTCTGGTACAGAGTAATATAATATACTATTCTTTTCAGGAGTAAAAAACAATCCAATTCTTCTACAAGATTGTAAATCGGATTCTTCTTCTATAGAAGCAGTAGTAGGAAAATGTCTATTTAATAAATTTCCCGAAGGATTATCAGCCTTAAATAAAATTGATGAAGTAACATCAGTAATAGTACTTCCGGTAGCTATATAATAAAAATCAGTACCTATATATTTTTTAATTAAATCATATCTTAACTGGACCAACCTAGTAGCTTTAGGTTTATTTTCATTTACTATATTAAATAACCTATCATCTGGTTTACAATTTAATTCTATTTTATTTATGTCATAATTTATAGAAAAATTCTTCTTAAATTCATTTAAAAATACATATACTTTACCAAATAATTCATTTTTAATAGCCTCGTCTATATTAATGAATATATTAGCATCTATATCATTGACATTTGATGAAAAAAATTGTTTTCTAAAATCTGATTTAACATCATATTCAGTATAGTCATATGATGGATCTATATCCAAATAATTAGTATAGATATCATACAATTCTTCTATTTCTATGTTTAAATCTTTTAATAAAGTTTGTTCATCAACTAATTTTTGATAATTACTTGTTTCTAAAACATCAGAAAATACAACATCAGTTATAGTTTCAAATATAGAACTCTCTACACTGGAAGGTGTACCTTTCTTTTTATTTTTTTCTAATTTAAATTTTAGTTTTTCTCTTTTGTCTGCATAAAAATTGCAGATTTCTACTATTTTTCTAGAATAAAATGGTAAAACTATATCTAATTCAGTTTCATCAGAATAATCTATATTAGATATAAAACGCTTTTCTTCTAATGTCGAATATTTTATTGTTATTTCTTTTATTAATTCAACATATCTTTCTTGTATCGTTTGATTTATTTGAGTTTTGGTGTTATTTTTTGTTTCACCCCATAATTTTATGTATTCGACATATAAATTATTAACTTCCAGAGGAGATAAATCAGTATTTATATATTTTAAGAAATCAAAAAACGAAAAAGGATTATATAAATCCAAATAATCTTCTGATGGAGTATTGGGATTTACTATAGAATTTATAGGAAGTATTTCTGTAAATACAAAAGGATCTAACACATAATTATTTAATGATCCCTAATCCTTTTACTAAGGCATAATTAATAATGTTTTCTTTAATAAGATCCCATTGTTCTGTAGAAACCATATCTTCAGGAATAGTGTTTTGTTGATCTGACCAATTTATGACGCCTTCTGTTTGATTGTTATCAAATCCAGTTAAATACTCATAAAATGAATAATATCTTGGAATAAAATCAGTATTTACAATTTCTGGTAAAGATAAATCCCATCCCCAATTATTATTTAATCCACTTAATGCATAAGTACGTTTTATTGGATCTATATAAGTTAAGGAAGCTGAAGCTACTGATAAATTAGTGTTTAATAGTGAATATGTTTCACTAAATCTTTCAAAAGCTACTATATTATTCCCAGCAGTTAATACAGTAGTAAAAAAATCCAATTCTTTTCCTTTATTTACTCCATAAACAGGAGTCCCGCCATTTTCTATAATTTTATCATTAAAATATCCTTTAGAATCAAAATTTTCAGAGAATTTATTTCTACTTCCTTTTAATTTAGAAAATTTTATTGAAAATATATCAATTAATCGTTTTAATTCTGCTGGATATGATATATCCCCGTTTCCAAATGTATAGAATGTTTCATCTAACATATTATACATTGATTTTAATACAGAAACATTACATGTATCTATATTTGCTATATTATCACTAAAGTTAGATATTCTTTCGTATATTAATTTTCCTAAATAATTTGGATTAGACGAAAGTGTTCCTATAAATGTTCCTATCAATTTAAATACAGAATCACCTTTATCTAATAAAAAGTCCTGAAATCTATAAGAATCTAATTGTTTTATTGGATCGAAGTTTTCATTTACTTTTCTTAAATCATATTTTCCAGAATCATTATCATATATATTAAATATGTTACTATAACCTTTTAAATTTCCTAATCCATTAGCAAAAATATGTTGAAATTTATTAATATATTTAAATCCATTCCAATCTCCGTAACCATTTATTTTATTTTGTATTCTATCATTTGGTAATGTTACATTTTGTATTGGTGCTGATTTTATATTAATATTATCATCTGATGCATTTAAATAATGAATTTTACTATTAATATTATCTATAATTAAAATGTGGTTATCAGTAGTACAAGCTATTCCTTCTAAATCACTAATATAATTATTAATTTTATTGATAGAATCAGAACTTAAAGAATAATTATTAATTTCTGTTGTTATTGTATCTATTTTAAATACTTCATCTATATTTTTAGTCCCCCAAATATTACCTTCTGTATCTAGTGTTAGATTCCATAAGCTCCCCCCAACGAAATAATACTCTATATTGGTTCCATCTTGATTTATTGAAAACACTCTGTCATTTTTACTTGATAAAATTGTATTACTTGTTGTCAAATCTTTCATTATACCCCAAACATTCAAATCTAAATCTGTTATAATTTGTGTAATTTGATAACCATTAATTGATTTTACATTAAAAATGAAATTGCCATCATTATCATATTTTTCTATAAATGATGATAGCCCATTAGAGTATGAAATCCATACATTATTTTGATAATCCGTGTCTATTGATGCTGGAGTAACGGTATTTTCGTAATCATTTACTTCATTTGCAATAGAAGGCTTAATAATTTTATCAACTTGATTGGACAAATTATTAATTCTAACTGTTGATATAGAATCATATAAAGTTACCCAAACATTACCATTCTTATCACTAGAAATATCTGATGGTGATGAGTTTTCTGGTAAAATAAAATTACTAAAAATAACATCAACATTTCCATTTATATTATTTTCTGGATTAAATTTAATTATCTTCTCTCTGTCAGCATCAACAACCCATGCTACCCAATTAGTTGCCCCATCTAATTTTCGTTCACAAGTTATACATGATGAATATATCCCAGTTAATTGTGGAACATTTAAAATTAAATCTTCTACTGTTATAATTTCATCAGTTTTTATTAATTTAATATTATGGATTTTATCTGCTTGTGGTTGACCTGCAATTGAATATATAGTATCAATTAAATATCTTTCTCTTATTAACGGATTTGCTTCTGCATATATGGTTACATTATTATACGGTTTATCACTTATCAAATAACCTTTAAAATATCCTCCATGTGTTTCTGATGACAATACACCAAAATTAGAAAATACCGAAACTTTGTCAGTTATCGTAAAATTATTAGAATCTCGTAATTCTATGTAAATTTCTCCAGCATCTAAATTATTTGTATTTTTTAAAGTTAAAATATTATTATATTTTGCTGCCAATCCATTTCGTTCTTTAATTCTAGCAACAAATGGTATTTTTTGTCCTGTGAATTTTTCTTGATATATATTAAATGTATAAATTCTATTTAAATTATTGTCATCATCTATTCCATTCGATGATATTACCACTTCATAAGGATTAAGTTGTTCTATTAAAGATGATGGTATATTATAGTCGAAAACTCCATTTAATACAGGATATAAATTTTCTGGATATTTTTTATTTAAGGAATTTAAATCCTTAAATTTAGTCTTATCAAAAGAAGCAAATATTGTGGATACAATATTAATACTAGCTTTTGTAGTTTCTTTTGGAATATCATCAGTAAAATACACTAATTTAGAACCGGATGTTCCAGCAAAACAAGAACCAATATCATCTTTATTACAAAATACTAATGTATTATTTTGTATTTTAACATATAATTCTTTATTACTAGATTCATCTGTTACTATTGAATTAACAGGTAATATTTCTTCTTTATTTGTTATCGTATTAATTATATTCGTTTCAAATTTAGCGTAAGGTTTTAAATGACCCCATTTATCATTTTTATATAATTCAGAATTTAATATTGGAGCAGAGTTTCCACTAATATTTAAATTTATTGTATAACCAACTGAAGATAAAGTATCGTATGTTTGCCAACTATTAAATCTATATACTATAAATGGATATTTAAATCCTGTTTCATTTTTATATTCTATACCAGATAAAACAATCGTATCTGTTATAAAATCTTCTACCAAAATAGTCTGGGAAAATGAATCAGAATATCCCTGTCCTTCTACTCCTAGTACATAACATTTTACATTATACCATCCGGGCAATTTAAAATAATGTACTGCTGTAACCGATTCTGATGTCGTTCCATCACCAAAATCCCACAATATTTTTTTGTTAGAATATAATTTTGTGATCCCATCATCAAAAACAGGTATAAACGTAAATGGTGTTATAGGAAGAGTATAACCTTTAGTAGTTTTATCTCCTTTATAATCTAAAGTATTAAAATATATGTATTTATAATAGTTATCCATTTTATATTACTTCTATTTTATTAATTAAATTAGATATTTGATAAAAAAATGGAAATTCAAAAAATCTTAAATTCATATTTTGTGCAGTATAATTAATATTTGCATTCGTATAAAATGGATTCCAATAAACAAAACTTAATTTAGAAGTTTTGTATTCATCTGTTCCAGATTTTCTCACTGTTTCTATTGATTTCACTCCATTTATATTCAATAAAGTATAACTTAAATTAGTTAAGTCTAATAATTGTTCTAAATTATTGTTTGTTTGTGAAAAAAAGTTTTTTATTATATTAAAAGCTAATCCTTTGATTTGATCTTTTGATACAAATTCGTTATCATTTCTAGTTATTCGTAATATTGTAGAATCTTTAATAGAAGCAGTTATTGTTTCTCCTATTAATGGTAATCCGAAATCAAATGCAATATAAACAGGATCAGAAATCACTATATTATGATTAACCATTTTATATTGATTTAATTTATCTACAATAGCTTGTTTTTGGGAGAAGAATAATTCAATTGGTGTTGTTTCATTTTGAATAGCTCCTAATTTAGGGACACAAAATAAATAAACATTATTAAAATCACAAGCATCATTAAATGATACTTGATTAAATAACAATTTGTCATCTAAATTTGGTCTTTCTAAGCCCAAATCATAAAAATAAGACAAATATTGTGAAGTGTAATCTTTATTAGAAACTGCTTTAACAGTTTGTATTATGTTAGAAAAATTTTTATTAACAAATGCTTCGTAATCTGATGTTGTAACCGTTCTATTTTGTGAAGAAAATATTAAAGGAGCATTTTTTCTAATTTCATCTACAGTTTCAGTATAAGTTGGTTGTACAGAAGAGTATTGATTATCAAATTTTAATAATGTTATGTCTTCTGCTGAAATATAATTTAAATTATTATCTTTTATATTATTAAAAATTTCATTATATTGTCCACTGCTAAATAATACCAATTTTCCTTGTTTACTATCGTTATTACTTATCAAGCCTTTACTTCCATCACTCTCTAAATAATAAATTTGTATTAAATCACCAACATTAAGTCTTTTACCATTTATATTATTACCAAATTTTATTTCATAATGCTCATATTCATTTAGACGCTTTTCAAAAACAGTAGAAACGCTATCAGCTAAATATAAACTACTTATTTCTTTCCATTCAGACCATTTATTAGTATTAATATCTTTAACAAACACAAATATATTATTATGATCTACCATTTTAGTAGATTGATTATCTAATGGGTAATTAATATTGAGTGTAAATTGCTCGAAATTTTCTCCAATTGCTGAATATAGTGGATATTCTTTGAATACTCCTTGATATAATAAATTGTTATCTCCTATTGTGGGGAGATGTTCTAATTGATTAAACAATTCTTTTTGAAATGTTATATCTGTATTGAAAGAATATGGTATATTTTTGATGGATATTTTAGAAAATCTCTTTATGGTATAAGATTTACCACCTGTTAGCTCTTTGTCAGCACTAACAGACACATTTAATGTCGCAGTATGATTGCCTGTTGTCTTATATCCTATTAAAGATACAATTTTATTCATGTTTTCAAACAATTCTGCCTGAGTAAAAGTAGAATCAGAAGCAGTTTGATTCAAATAAAACAACAAAACGTGATAAGAATATGCAATAGGATCTAATAATCCATTAATATTACTACCTTCATAATCAATATCTGGAAATAGTCCACTATTTTTGATACGATTAATCATTAATTGCTTAATACTAAGCGCATCAAATGCAGCATAAGCGTTTCTGGGTAAATTAAATTCTGTAAATGTTTCTGTGCTCATTTTTAAGTTCTAATAATAAATCCGCTACCACCTAAAGTACCAAACATTGATTCTTTAGATATATTTAGAGTAGGAACTGAATAGTATATAGATATATCAAATTCATTTACATCTTCGAATATTGTTATACCAACATCATTCAATTTTACTCTAGTTTCATAAACCCTTACTTGTCTATATATTTCATCTCTAATATTTTCAGCTACTTCTATTGTTGCTGATTCGAATAAATATTGCCTTAAATCTAATCCATAATCAGGATTAAGTATTTTCTCCCCCGGAGTTGTAGTAAATAAATTATATAATGAATTTCTTATGGCATTTAAATCATAATCTAATTTAATATCTTTAATTTCATTTTCTTGGTATAAAAAATTGTTAATATTATCAGACAATTCCAAATCCAAATGAAGATCCGTATATAAATACGGTCCTTTTCTATTTTTAAGCTGTGGAAGAGTGCCTAATACAATTTTTCCCATAAAAATATTTAATATTCCGACTAAATAATCTTATGGAAAAGAAGTTTATTAAAGTTTGCGAATCTGCAATTTCTAGGTATACCAGAGGTGGTCTATTAGTGGGAGATTACGTAGAATTCGCTAAAGGATATAAAAAAGATAAAGAATATATCGCTTTACATGATAATGTAAAAGACGCAATCGAAGAATTAATAAAATCTGGCTTAAAAATTCGAGTTTCTGGAATAGATGATTACTATCCAGCCCGTTTTCCCGGCAATCCAGATACTGCAAACGGAAAAGTATCTGTAAAGATATCTGCTGATCAAGGTGGAGGACGTTATATGTATTCGATAACCGTTCCTCCTTGCTTACTAACAACTTTGGACTATTATCCAAATTTAGCACCATTACCAGATGCTTTTAATAGAGAAGATAACATTACTCACACACCAGTAGAAACAAAAGCAGTTGATGGCGGTATAGAAAATGGAGATTATTCATTACCAACACAAAACACCACCATCAAACCCACTAAAGGTAAGAAAAAAGAAGTTTCTTACACTGCAAGTTATCTCAAAGGTTTAAAATCTTAGATAAAGATATTAAACAAGCAAAGGAATTGATTTCTACATCAATTACATGGGAATGTCTATCCATATGATGGGCTATTTGCCATAAACATTCTTTCTTATTCAAAGAATCTTCCATATTATCACAAATATAATTAAAAAGATTCTTTAATAAGTTGTGATAATCCATTTGAAAGGTCATTTCATTAGAAATAACATAGTTTCTAACATTTGAAATCGAATCTGTTTTGATTTTATCAAATAAAACTGTAATAAAATCATTTTCTATTGCTGAATTTTGTATAATTAGTGATCCAGTAATTGAATACTTCTGTAAATTATTAATAATTTTCCTAAAATCAGGAAAATTAGCTTTAATTAGTTCATGTATTTTAGGAATCATTTCAGAATTTATATTAATTTTCTCTTTTAATAAAATTCCTATACAATGTTTTGCAACATCTTTTAAAGTATGTTCGAAATTAATCGAATGACATCTACTTTGCAGTGCATCAATTATTTTATGCTTATAATTAGCAGTTAAAATGAATCTGGTAGTATTATGATACTCTTCCATTACATTTCTGAGTGCTCTAGCACCTTCACTACTCAAAGAATCCGCTTCGTCTAATATAATAACCTTGATTCCCCCATCAAATGATCGTGTTTGAGCAAACCCAATGATTTTATGTCTAATAGTATCGATACCATTTTCGTCAGAGGCATTGATATATAGGTAATCACAGCTTAAAATATCATTAACAATGATTTTAGCTAATGTAGTTTTGCCTACCCCCGGATTTCCAACAAACAAAAGATGTGGTATGTCTTTATTTTGTTTGTAATGGGTCAATAAATTCCTATTTTCTTCGGATAATACAATGTTATCCAAGGTTTTAGGACGATATTTTTCACACCAAAGTGTACTTAAATTCATATTATCGTCCAGATGAACCAAATCCTTTATCTCCACGACTGGTTTCGTCTTTTTTATCTGTCCATGTAATGGTTGGTTCGATCAATTTATAGACAACTAATTGAGCAATCCTATCACCTTTCTGTACAGTATAGCAAGTATTTGTATTATTAATCAATGCTGCACCTAATTTGCCCCTATAAGAGCAATCAATTACACCGGGGAATGCAGTAATACCATTACGAAAGAACATTCCAGATCTAGATTCAATACGAATCCAATATCCGGGCTGGATATAACCAATATCTAGACCAATAGGAACTGTAACTGTACTATGAGGATCAATATAGGTTTCTTCTACCGCATAAATGTCATATCCAGTATCCCCAACTAATGGTTCATTGTTATTTCTTTGTGGTAAACGTGCATCTTTGTGTGTTTTTACGAATGAAATATTAATTTCTGTACTCATGATTTAGGTATATTACGCTATATTACTAGAAAAATCAAGCTAAATATTGACATGTCTGATGATAATCAATTAGATTCTACTGTAAATTCTATTTTAACCCAACTAAAAGATACCACAACCTTGTCAAAGAAGGTAGAAAAACTTACAGAGAACGATTTAAATAAAGAAAATCTAGAAAACTTTGTTATAAAATATGCAAGCAGATTAATTGTTGATGCTACAGAATCAGTTGAGTACATAAAAGACAATGTTCAAGTCGCTCCAACTGCTGAAGACGTTGTATCACTAGCAGAACTCATTAAGTCTACCTCGTCAGCACTAGAAGTTTTGAATAAAATTGTTGTAAACAACAAAAAATCTGATACATCTCTTACTATTAAGAAAATGGATGTAGAAAGTAAACGAGAAGAATTAGATATTAAAGTAAATAATAACTTAATTGCTTCAAGAGAAGAAATGATGAATCAATTATTTAAAAAAGCAAAAACAATTGAGGCTACTGTTATAGATGTAAATTAAGCCCATTTACAATATTGATCATATTCACCAGATTTCATTTTAGTCCATATAGTTTTTGGTAATCCGGTCTTAGCTCCTCCTTTTGCTAAGGCACTATCCCAATCTTTTTTGGATAAAAACATAGGAGCAAATTGTGATGCTTGTTGAACATTCCATTTACTATATGGTTGTTTAGTATCGGCAACTTGTATTGTAATTTTTAACTGTTCAGACCTGCCTACTAGTTTACTAGGAAATAATTTAGCATCTGGTTGAAATTCATCTATTAGAAACTTGTATGTATGACCTTTTACCTTTAATAAACCTGAGTCAGAAACATCTGCTACTTGTCTTCTTTCCACAAAAGTATTACCTGCTTTGTCAGTACATGTTAAAATTAATACATCTCCACGTTTAATCATTCCACTATCTAATGTTTCTGGAGCTACAGCTATACTTTGTAACGGAACAATCATATTGTCAGCAAATCCCAATCCCATTTGAGTTCCGCTATCTGGTGTTTCATCATTAATATATCCATATTTTGTTAATTTAACTTCATTAAAGTCAAATTCCATAACTTTACCATTTGTTGGTACGTTTTCCAAACCACTATTTGGTGTTGTGGCTGATCCTGACGCATTAACAGGGTTGGTTGTTGCTCCAGACCCAGCAGTAATTACGGCTGCACCTGCTGCTGAAGGCCCATCATATGTATCATATTTTGGAGCTTTTTGTAAATCTTCATATTTTGTAAAGTTTGAATCTTTTGGCACATCTAATGCATTTGCATATGTATTTTCTGTAGTATATTGAGCTGGTGCTAATGAACCAAAAATATCTATAAGAGATTTTACATTTCCATTTTTAACTCCCATGTATTTTCTTTTTGCATAAGAAACATTCATTAATGGATCATGAGGATTATATCTTTGTCCATAATCATGCATCCTAAAACAGTCACCAAGTTGTTGCTTTAATGTTGCTTGTAATTCTGAATGTGATTGTGATGCAGTGAATGCTGTGATAGTATCACCAGTTAAAGGCATTCTATACTGTCCACTATCTGGTGTTTTACCTTTAGATAAATCATTTTTGACTCTTTCTCTTTCTTCTTTTGAAAAGAAAGGTTTTACTCCATCTCTATAAAGATCTTGTGTTAATACTTTTAATTTAAAAAATTCTGTTCTAAACACTGGTTTGATTTTATTCATTAAACTAGTGGCTATATTTGTTGGAGCATGTAATACGTCATTAGCTGCCGCTCCTAATACAGAAGCACTATCACTCATTGCTCTCGAAAAATCTGTTAATGTTCCTATGCTAGATGATGATGGTTTAAAATAATTACATGGCCTATTACAGGATTTTAACATATTTGCAAGTTTATTTAAAAAACTTTTATCATTATCAATTCTAGTATGATTAGTTATGTAATTATTACCACTATTTCCTACATTTCCATCTATATTTTCTTCGGGTATTTCTATTAAATTTGCATTTTCAAATGCAAGTATTACTTCAGATTTTATTGTATCTGAAAAATATGATGGGTATACATTAACTTTTTGAACGAAAAATTTAATTGTTTGTATATCTAAATCTGGTCCGTACAACAATAATTTTTTAGTAAAATTTCTTAATGCATTTAATGGATTTGATGATCTTTTAACTTTCTTCCAATCATACATTAATTCTACTTCTTGTGGAAAGGCACTAACAAATTCGCAATTTGTTGTATTTTTTTCCAAAAAAGAAGGATCTGGTCCAATAGAAATTGCTTCTAAAAATTCTGGAAATGTGTTTTTATAATACATAATTAAACTCCTAGTTTAAGAAAATCTTTTAATGACACATTATTCGAATCTTTTCCATCTACCAATCTATATGGTTTAATAGTTTCAATTTCATTATAATATGTATTAAATGTAAATATATGTTTTACATTTGTGATTAAATGTCTTCCTAATGTATTTAGATCCCATTTTGTTGGTATATATCTTCCATTTCTATTTTCTGCTGTTTTTGTAACATCAATGAATGATAATGATTTTCTATGACTTTTACCAACTAATTTAAATTGATAAACATTATTTAAATATAATAAAGAACATAGTTTTTGATTTAAAAACTTTTTTTCATCTAATGCAGGAGAAAGATATCCTTTATGGGTATCATAATTATTTTTCTTATTAGGATTAGGATAAAAATTAGGATAAGCCTCTAAATTTTTCCCTCCATCACCTTGGAATGTTTCGCTAAATGGTTTTACAAATAATTCATAATATGTTTTCATGAATGATTCACTGTTTAAAGTAGTTAAATCAAATATCATAGATTTAAAACTTCTAGAATTTGATAACACTCCTGAATTTCCAGATAAATTTACATTATATTTTGATGTTGGAGAGCTTACATAAAACTGGTTTATTTTGGATTCTTCAAATGTAATTGGAAAAGTTTCCCATATTATGGCTGATTTTTCTGGTGTGTCAAAATCATTACTAGTATCGGATTTTTCTTTACTGTATGATGGAAATTTTAATTTTTCTATTACGTGTTTAGCGTGTTCATTGAACAGTCTTTGTAAAGATATTAATTGGAACTTTTTTTGATACCTATCAAATTGAAGTATGCATGGTGATTTGTTGTATGAATGAAATGATAAAACATAATTTAATACTTCTGCATAAGATATTACTCCGTAAGGATTTAAAGTTACTATAGAATCGCTTTCAGAATCAAAAACTTTCTCTTTTGTTTCGGGATCTACATAAAATAAATCATCTGTTGGTTCATTGTCATTATAAACTGCATATATTATTGCTTTAATAACTTCTCCAGTTGTTTTTCCATTTCCAGTATTGGTTTCCATGTAGTTTGCTGCTAACCCTCCAGCTTTTTGATGTGAAAATATGTTATATATATTTTCTGTTAACATATATTGACTATATTCAACTAATGTTAATTTCTTACAACTAGTACCATTACTGGTCATATCTTCGCATTCTATAACTACAAATTGAAATTTTAATCCTAAATTTTCTTTATTTTTTTCATTTTTAGCATCTTTATCAAAATTACCTGTAAAAATCGGAACAATTTCCAAATCTACAATATCTCTTCCATTTCCTAAAAAAACATAAGGTTCTGGTGCTTTTTCTAGAACATTTTGGTCATTAGCTATCACTATAGTTGCTGTATGAAAAGGATTAAATATATTATCATCAATTTCTAAATGCAAAACAGTATTTTTTTGTAAGAACATTACATATCCTTCATTATTATACAAACAAATACTAAATGAAAATTCTTCATTACCATATTTTGCATAATAATGTTTTTGTTCTGTACTATTAGTAACTCCGTTCATACTATATCTTATTTTTTAGTGAATCAAATATCAAATCTAAATATTCACTTTTAACTACTTTTAATATAGATCCAGATTCTATTAATTTAACTGGATTTTTTAAATTATTTAATACCATTATCAACCACCATAAATGTTGGCTTCCATATAAACGATAACTTAATGTAGTTAATGCAATTTGTGATTCTATTCTATATAATTGATAAACATTTGGATCTAGATCATTAGGTATACTAATTTTACTCATTATATTATAAAATACATAAGTATCATTATTAGATGTATCAAATTGATATACATTAAAAATGTTTTCGTATCTATCTGGTTCGTGAGTTATTATTAATTTTTCCATATTTATGCTCCTAATCTAGGTACAAATCCTGATTGTGTTGTTACAAGAGGATTAGTTGTGCCTCCAGTAGGTATTGCTGGAGGCGGATTCACAGGCACAGTAGATCTTGGGGTAATTGTATTATTACCCGAATCATTTTGTTGTTTTTTAGCTGTTTGATCTGCCTCAGTTTTAGAATTATTTTCTTCTGCTACTGCTTTTGCAACTTCTGTAGTGTCTGGTGGAGTTCCTTTAAAAAACGAACCAATTCCAAATCGTTTAGATACATCAATACCTGCTGATCCCATTTGTGGTATGATAAAATTATTAACTTCCATTGTTAATGATTTAAATTTAATTTGTATTTGATATGCATCTGGAACTGGAACGTCTTTTCCTTGTGAATTTTTTAAATTTCTTTTTGTTCCGATATGTTTAACTGAAAATTCTTCTATACATGCGTATGGATAAAAGATTCTACCGGGCACTGTTAATTCATATATACATGGAGGGTCTACTAATAACCTATTGTGTCTATGTGGAGTATTTTGGATTAATAATTTTGTTATTAAATCCAAATTTTTTTGATATGCATTTTCTGTAATAGTATTGAATAATACAAATTCCGCGACAAATGTTGCTCCTTTATCATCGAAATTGTAAAATTGTGGTCTTTGTACATACATGCCGGGTTCTGTAACAGAAGCTACATTCGCATATTGCCCCATAGCAGTTGCTTTTTCGTTTGCTATATTTAAAACTTTTTGTATTCGACTCGAATCTTTTTCACTTCCACTATATGTATCACTAAATTGGTTGTTTATTGATATATAATCATTATTATAATAAGGAAACCTATAAGTAGTTCCTGTTGCTCTTCTTAAATAAAGATAAGAATAATTTTTAATTAATTGTTCATCACCCCAGCTATTTGCTGTATCATCAATAGCTTTCATTTGTTCTGTAACCCAATTTGCAGTTTTTTGTGCTGTGTTATTTACAGCAGTAGTAACTTTAGATACAGAATCTCCCATAAATTTCGCAAAAGAATTATTAGCAAAACTAGAATTTAACTTTTCAAAAAAAGAATTTTGTCCAACATTACTTTCAATTATATCTGGATATAATAATGCCGTTGTCATTAACGAGGAAACGTAAGTATTACCAATTAATTTAAATTCTTTAACTTTTATGTATGGAATTTCACTTAATTTTCTTATTTTATTTTTAGAATAAGTCCAATCATAATCTCTAATAACATTAATTTCTACGGAAGGTTCTTTTTTTGGTTCAGGTGCAACAGCAGAACTTGGGGCATCTTTTCCAGAATCTACATTTTGTGTAGTTGCCATTTCAGATTTATAACTATTATCTGATTTCTTCTCAATAACATTAGAATCATTCCTTCCTTCTGGAATATTATTTTGATTTTGTTTCATCAATGCGGCTCGTCTTGATGGCGTAGCATTATTCATTTAATTATTTAATAACTAGTTATAATTCTAAAGAAGAAGTGGTGAGTTTCAAATGATTTATATAAGAATCTTTAGTCAAAAAATTAGATATTGATGCGTTTGATTTATCAAAATTATTATCGCTTAATGCGAAGCCGCCACCACTTTTAATTCCAGAAGAACTAGCAATAATTTTTAAATATTCTCCATTTCTCTTTAATTCATCTAATTGAGCAGATAATATTTCTACTTCTTTTTGATTCAAATCTACCAAAGCCTTTTGTATACCAGTATCAGCTTCTAATTTCATCTGATATATACGATTAATTTCAGATCCTTTTATAGCTGTATCTAAATTTTTATATGCTTCTGTAAATGTAACTAGACCATTTGAAAATAATACTAATGGTGCAGTCATTTTAATTAATTGATTTGTTATACCTTCTAAATTAATATCATTAGATAATGCTTTTAATCCTTGTCCCATAAATAGCAATCCTGATCCTAATTTAAATATTTTATCAGCATCTATTTTTTCGAATTTTTTAACTTGATCTGCTGGATTTAGTCCAAATATTCCAGATAATTTTGATACAGCACCTGCTCCTACGCCACCTACCATACCGGCTAAAAATGATACCAATCCTGTTCCTAATGCTAGTAAACCTACTCCTACTTTCTGAATTTGATCTGCATTTACCGTATTAAATTTGTTGAGTGCTTCAGCTATTAAACCCATCAATAATGATAGCCCAGCTACAGCTACTGCTCCTCCGATTAATAATGGTGCTACAATAGGATTTAACACCAATGCACCAATACCTACCACTGCTGCCCCAAAAATGCCTAATGCAACCAATGCTAATGCTAATGAAGAGCCGATAGAGGACCAATCTAATCCTGCAAATTTATTTAATTGTTCTGCTAAATAACCCATCAAGAAACTAAATGACAAAACAGCAACCAAACCTGCTATAGCTGCTACTTCTCCTCCTGCTCTGGTTAATATTTCTCCTGTTATTCTTATAATTGCACCAATTCCAATCATTATTAAGCCAATAAATGCCAATGATTCTAACATTTGTTGGAAAGGCTCTTGTGAGATCTTTTTTAATTGTGGAATTACAACAAATCCCATTAATAAAGAAAAGATTAAAACACCAGCAAGAGATTTTATAGCATTTTCTGCTGATATTTTAGACATTCCTAATAAAATTAATCCTATTACTCCAGATATTGTTACAATTTTTAATAATCCTTCTCCAATAGCTTCCCATTCAACAAATGCAACAGATTTAAGTAAAGGAATTACCATCACTCCCATTACAAAAACAAATAAAGCGAATCCCAATACAGATTTTAATACTTCTGCTGGTGGAATTAATGATAATAATTTAAGTATACCTATACAAGCCAAAGATATTGCACCAAATTTTAGTACAGATTCTAACAAGACATCCCAAGGCATCTTTTTTAATTCATATAAAGTAGGAATTACTAAAAATAGTATGGTTGCTGTCATAATAGCAAACCCAATAGCTGCATCTTTTATTTTACCACCTGCCAATCCTACTAAAAGAAATAAACCAACAAATGCTCCTACTACTAAAAGTACTTTCAGTACTTGCTCTGGTTTTATATTATTTGATTCTACAAGGGCTTGCACAATCATAAAAATGCCTACCCCTAACAAGGCCAATCCCGCTATCCCTCCTAAAATACTTCCTATACCTTTTCCTTCTTCTTTTTTCTTTTTTGCTTTAGGATCTGTTGATGCTTGTGTTAGACCAACTAATTGCGCCATATAATCTCTTATAGAGATTAATTTTCTAATAGCTGATGCATTCCATTCTTCATATCTGTCTTTAAATGCGTCCCATCCTAGTGTTTTAGATATAGATTTAGCAATTCCAATATTACTTACACCTTTAATAGATAAGGTTTTTGTAGATGCAGATAATGATTTTATTAAAGAGTTAAAAGTTACGCCTAATGCGTCTGAAATTTCTTTTGCTGTGATTTTAGCTACATTTTCAGCCCTCTTTTTCTCGTCTCCTTTAAGAGGACCAGTTTTAAATTCGGGATCTTTTGATGAAACCTTAAAGCCATTAGCAACTTTAAGAATTTTAGCTATACTCTTTAATTCTTCAGTAAATTTATCAAATTTAGTTGCTAATGTTTTATCATCCACTAATATATTTATTCATATATTAATCCTTAGCAAACAATCTAGCATCTATTGGTAGTACTTTGTCTCCAACAGTAACATACTCCGCTTCTTCTTTTCTAAATTGTTGAATATATTCTAAAATACTATTATTCAATGTAACTGGAACAGATTCAATAATAGTTAATCTATCTTTAATAGGCAGTGTAGTAAGGTCTAATTCTTCATTTCCAATCAAAATTTTAGTTACAAATTTAATTATTTCATAAATGAACATAGAACCAACAGTTTCACTAATAGCTTCTTCTTTATTTTTTCTTAATTTATCTAATTGATATTGATTGATTTTAATATCATCTTGTATTTTAATTACATCAACATGAGCAATTACATCAGTATTAGCTAACTTAATTTCTACTTGTGTATCAAAACTATAATTTAGTGATTTTTCAAGTATATCATCTAAATTAAATTCGGTATCTTTTTCATCTTCTTTTAATATAAAAATACTACCAAATGATTGTTTTCTTAATGCTAATAAAATAGGCAATTTATCTGTCACTAAAAAATCATAATTATTCACAGAATTATCAATAATTATTTCTCCAATAATATTAGATATCGTAATTCCAGCTAAAGCTCCATCTAAACCACTTTTTATCAAATCTTTTTGTTGTTTTACTGATAAAGGTCTAAACTTCATCTCTTTTTTTGCTGAAGGAACATATACTGTAATTAAATTCGAATTATTAAGATCATTTAATTTTGATAATATACTAGATACACTCATAATAAGATTTATTAAATTATATAATAAATTCAATAACTATCTGAATTTAGGAATAGATGGCATTGAAGGCAATGATGGCATAGATCCTCCTTGTTTTTGTTGTGCCTCTTCTTGTTTTTTCATTTCTTTATTATAAAAATTAATGAACAATTTAGATTCATTAGGAGACATTTTCATAAAATGTTCATAAGACACATTCATTTTATTCAATAAATTATATTGTAACTCATAATAGTTATATAAATCATCTGTAAAAATACTTTTTAAAAACATAAACATAGTTTTATCAAAAACACTAAGTTTAATAGTTTCTAATCCAAATTTTTCGTTTCCAGTAATTATATTAATATCTCCTATTATTAATTGTATATTTTTAATATATTTTAATATGTCTCCAGATATTTCTGCTGGGATATTATTAAGTATAAGTTCTTTTTCATTATAAGACAAATCATAAAACTTTAAAATTTCATCATTTATTTCTATTTTATCAATAATTTCAGCATAGATTTTATCTATATTATCTATTAAAAATAATTTTGGTATTGACAACCATATGGTATAACTGTTATAATTAACTTTTAAGTTTAATTCTATATTGTCTATATTAGATTGTATTTTATTTTTAATAGATAATATAGATAAATCAATTTTAGAAGAATTTTTACCTGCTATTTGTAAAGAATCTCCAACTGAAATTGATCTCATCTCTAATAAAATAATAAATTTCTCTAAATTAGACAAATTACAATATATCGATTTATCTACTATTAAATCTAAAATAACATTATCAAAATATTCGTTTAACCCTTCTTCATCATTATTTGTTATAAATTTTAATATATTAAAATAATGTTTATTGTTTAAACTCTTACATCTTATATATTGCTTGATAATTGGCAAATATATTTTTGTAGTAAATTCGATATTATGCGTCATGGGTAAACAATTCGTATGTATATTGCTCAAACATCCAAGTTACATTGTTTACAGGTGCTTCTGTTGGTTCTGAATCATATTTCAAAGTTTTATCTGATACATCAGTTGGAACACAACCCGAAAATTTATGTACTTTTCTAGTTGGTCTATGAACATCAGTAACTCTATCTCTTGTGTATTCTACAACATAAATAGAACTTTTAATTGAATTTGTAGCACCTAAATTAATCAATCCTTTATATGATGCCGCTATGATCCAAGGCCGAATTAAACCATCCATAAAATCAATATTAGTTTCTAAAAAATCAATAGTTAGATGTTTAGATTGTAAATCCAGCCTATCTCCACCAACAACCCCTTTAATATAGCCTCCTGTGCCATCTGAGCCTACTGATACAGGAGAAAATGATTCTTTAGGCAGTCTTACTGATTGAGCAAAATAAAGACCCAACCCATCTAAACTGGGTTGGGTCATTTCATTTAATAATTTATTTTGTATAAAAGTAGGAATATAAAAATTATTTACATCAATTTGTGTGTAATCTTTTATTATATCAAATAATCTATTCCCAGCATCTGGTTTTATAATAACTGACCATTGAGTAGTTAAAGGTACATTATAATCCCACCGTCCCAAAAGGGACATGAAATGATATATAGGACTTAAATTATTTAATTGTGCCACATTATCTATTTAGTGGTAGTACCGCAGTAGAATCAAGTGCTTGTCTATCAAAGAAGTGATATGCTATTCCAACTGTAAAAGTCATAACCGCACCATTACCTTCTGCCATGCTATAACCTACTTCTCCTACTTCACGAATAGAACAACCAACTAAACGGTATTTAAAAATAGCATCTAAGTTTTTGTTTAATTGAAGTAAGGTGATAATGGAATTAGCATTAGCAATAGAACCGCCATTTTGTCCACTACCAGCAATACCGAAAATATTACCGAATGTTCTTGTGGATTCGTTCATTAATATTTCACGAATATCACTATTTTCTGGACAATAAAATTCTAATTGATAATTTTCAGCACCGGGAAACTCAACAGAACCGGGAATATTAAATGTTTGACCACCATATTTTACTTGCTGATTAACAATTGTACGTCCGGGTAACTTTGCAGTTTTTGCATAAAGCAATCCTGTTGGAGTTATTATTGCACCATTATCAAAATTTATTGAATCAACACGAAATAAGTAATCCCTAGAGAAATCTCTTATTACCGCATTATTAAAGAAACTATTAATTGTCTGTTGAGGTACGTCCATATTAATTATTTATTCTTTTCTATTAATTATTTAGAAAGAACAAATAACATTGTACCCGCATCCCATAATTTTCTGTAATTATTGTCAATCATATTTTGGCTTTCAGATTTATTTTCGTCAAAATATGATAATATTTTTGATAATTTATTTTTTTGGCAAGAAAATCTAGATAATACTTTATCTCCTTTTATATAAACATATGATGGTGGTGTATATTTTTTAAACTCAAAACCTAATTTTTTATACAAATTGCCATTACTATATCTTAAATCAGCATAGGATATCAAAGTTTTTGGATTATGATTTTTGATAAAATGTTTTAATAATTTAGATGCCGCTCCAATTACATTATAATTTAGTAAATTACAAAAACGAACCAATTCCCATTCATAATTTTTATTGAATCTAGGTTTGGAAAATGTCATAACTGATACTAATCTTCCTTCGTACTCTAATCCTAATTTAATTTTAGAATTATCCATTCCTTGTAGGTGATTAATATTTAAAAAATCATTTTTTTGCTTATTACATAATTCTAATATTTTGCATTTTCTTGCATAAATTTTATTATTAATTTTTAATTTATTATTAATAATTGATTTCCAAATATTTTGTTTATTTAAATTAGTCCATTCATATGAATTAATTTGTAATAAATTAATATTTAATTCATTACATTGCTTAAATTTATTGAAATGTTTATTTTTGTTTTTTAATTCATCACTAATATTATTTGGAAAATTAATTCCAAATGAATGCCACAATCCTCCATTATATTCTATAGCTATTTTTTTATTTGGAATATAAATATCTAATTCTTTATTTGTGTTAGATATTTTATAGTTTTCTAATATATTTGTCTCGTATTGTTTTACATGATTTAATACAGTTTTTTCTTCATAAGAAATACCCACTTTTCCATAACAATTATAACATCTTATATTTTTCCATTTACCATCAGATATATCACATTCTATAGAAGAATTGCATGTATTACAAAATAATTTGGTTTTTTCGGTATTTAACCCATTAAAATTGGTTTTATTTATTAAATTAAATCCTTGTTCATTTATACTAGGTAATATATTTTCTATATGACTAATTACTCTATTTTTACATCCATATGTCTGAACACATTTTTTATTTGAACAACATATAGTATAACCTTTTTTTAGATTAATATATCTAGTTTTATTAGTATTACATATAGCACACAATTGGCCTTCATGTTTGTTATGAATTATATTATAAAATCTATTAGACCATTCAAAATTATCTATGTCTAATGGTATAGACTTAGTTTCTTCTATTATCTTTTTTAAGATATGTTTATTGTTTTTAATATCAGTTCTGGTGATATATGTAGAAGATTCAGAAATAATTTGAGTATTTAATGAAATGAATTCCATCATTTCCTCATATGAGGAACTTTTCATTTCTTCATTTAAAATATAATCTAATAATTCTTTTCTTTCTTTTATAATATTACTATTGATAGTTTCTTTTGGAGATTTCCAATTTTTATTAATTTTCCTAAAACATTTAGAACAGGAAGATTTATAACCAATAATATTACTAATAAATCTAAGATTTACTCCGCAAATACATTTTGATATTTTTGTAATATTATTAATAATACAATATATACGTTCAGACAAAGAAACCGAAATATCTAAAAAATTAGTAGCTTCAGTTATATTTTTATATAAATTACTCTTTAAAAAATAATCCCTCCTGAAATAGGCCGAATTCAAATTTCCATTAGAAGTATAAAAATTATTATCATTTTTTATTTCATTTAATATTTCTATGTATTTTTGATTGTTGTTGCTCATATATATATTTATATCATAAATGAAAAAAATATGGAAGAAAAACTTCCATATTTTTTATTTTTTTAATTATTGATTAACCACCAATAATTTCATTAAAATTAGCACCAGTTGAAGTTGCATAGAAGTTCACTAATATAAACTCTGCTGCACGTACTGGTTTGATGTAAATATCCACAACTAGTTCATTTTGATCAATTACTTCAGGTGGATTATTTCTCTTATCACATACAATCTGATAATCGTATAGCCCTTGTGTATTTTTAGCTCTATCAAAGATAGGTGTTAATACTGCTATAACACGATTTCTAGTAAACAATGTATTAGGTTCGAAAACGAAATACTTGGTTGTTCTCTTAGTTGCTTTTTCTAGGTACAAGAACAATCTACGAACATTAATACGATCAAATGCACTTGGTTGTCTTAATAATGTTTTCTGACCGAATATATTAAATCCGTCATTTGGGAAGAAAGCCACTGGATTGATCGAATGTTTATACATTTGATCTCTTTCTTTTTGTTTAGGTGTAATTGCTAATTGCAATGCATTAGTAATTCTACCACGGGTGAATCCAGCAGGAGCATACCAAGGTTCGAAATTTCTATCTACATTTGCCATGTCAGCAGCAGCAAATGGAGAGAATGGAACCCAGATATTCATTCCAGCAAATTGGTCATTGATCTTAACCCAGTTACCGTATGTAGTTGAATAACTAGAATTTGCGGTGTTATATAAATTTTTTAATGGGTTAGATATCACCTGAGAAAATGCTTTGTTAGGATCTGATGTAGTTAAATAATTTGCTCCTGTGATAAATATTTGTCTCAATGGATCAGATATAAATAAACAATCTTTTCTTAGATTTTCGCAGAAATTATTAAAAATCTGAAAAATTGCATTGTGATTTAATTTAACATCTGCATATTCTAATGGATTTCCTGAATTATCTTTTGGACCGGCATATTCATTTGCTTGTAATGCTACTAAGCCAGCCTGTAATCCATCAGTTATTTGTGTGTCATCAAAATAATCAACTTGGTTAGCGCAAGCAGTTGCATATATAGTTCCCAATCCAGCCTCTACGAGTAAATCAAGATCAAATATTTCGTCATTTTCAATCTTACGAAGAGTACGATCTAATTTAAATGTTACTGAACCTAATGCTTTACCAGAAGTTGTGAAGTTAGCGTAACTTCCAGCAGGAAACAATGCATCTGCATAAGTTAGTTTACTTTGGATATCTGGGATATCACTTAAATGGAATCCTACTTTTGAATAATTTGAATCATTAACATCTTCTAATGATTTTACCAAATGTTGTGCATATACACGAACCTTTTTCTTTGGTACACCATTTACATCCAACCAAGATCCACTATTTTTACCGCTCATGAACGGATTCACTAATGCGATAATATTATTTGATTTATTAACAGTGTTTTCTAAGAAGAAGGTAGAAGGTATTCCACCATTTTGGTTATTTATTTGTCTGTAATAATCAAAAGAACCAGTTCTTGCTTCTTCAAAAGCAAAACTTAATTTAATTGGATCTGGATTATATGGACTTGTACGTAATTTAAATAAACCAAATGAAATGGTATCATCAAATTTTCTAGTTGCGATATCAGGGAAAGAATATGATACTTTTTCTAAAGATTCGGAAATACTATTAGAATTTCTATTATTTCCTGCATCATTAGTAGCAGAAAGAGGGAACGCTAATTTAGCAACTGGAACTTCTAACATGGAAGTAATATCTATTCCATTAAAGGATGATGATCCATTTGTATAAATTTTACGAATTGAATTGTGATCTGTATTGTCTTCTAGATTAGTATTATCAGCCAATCCAATATAATGACCTTCCCAACGATTATTAATTGTTGATTGTATTTTATTTAAAATAATCAAACCAGCTTTACCAAAATCGCCGGGAGAAACAATACTACTACTTGATGCACCAATACTAGACCAATTTGAACCAGTATTAGTAAATGCAGATCCATCAATTACTCCTTTATATTGATCTAAAGTAAGATCAAAAAATTTAGGAGCACCAAGTACATAAGTTCCTTTGGTTTGATCTAAATCATAGGTAACTTGAGTTGAAAGACTGGGCACAAAATAAGTATTTGCTATAGATTGTGCTAATAAAGCTTTAGAGGACAAAGTTTGATTATTAATATAATTAAGATAATAATTAGAAAACCCTGTTACTAATGCATCCTTTTCAGTTAAAGTAAATGCTTTATAAGATTGTAATCCTTGAGCAGTTAATGTTGGCAATAATGCTGATAATGATCCTCCAGCATTAATACATTGACTTTGTAAATTTCCAGCATAACTTCCATCAGCAAAAAAACTTGCTTCAATAAACTCTCCATTTCTGTATACTGTATTAGCAACATTTTCATCTTCTACTACAGCAACTACTGGATATACTAATGCTCCATAAGTAGATCCATATCCTTCTCCAGTACCATCACCATAAGGCATACGACTTACATATAGATTTCCTGTAGATCCATTTAAAATTTGACGAGCACCATAGTAAAAATATCTTTCTGCTGAATTTGTTGGTGTTCCGTAAACCTGTTCGAATTCCTGAACAGATGTGATTTGAATAATTTCATCACTTGGTCCTTTAGGAGCAAATCCAGTCATGAAAATATTCGTGCCTGCTGGTAAAATAGGGGATAATGTTAAATCTTTTTCAAAGATTTCAACGCCGGGTGATTCTATACTTCTTGCCATAATGATATTTAGTATTTTTTATGGCAAATTTTAATATTATACTAATAAAATTGTTTCTATTCTTCTAAAAACAAATTCAAATGTAGTTTCTATTTCACCTGCATCTCTATGGCTATATGATATTTCACCTAGTGTTATAGGGAATGCAGATTTATATATCCATTGTATAACATCATTATGAAATTCGTCTTTAGCAGTTATCACAAAATCAGTAGAATATTGACCTAATCCTTTATCTCTTTCTGTTAATTCTCCTTCGTAGATACCACTTTTTTCGTTTCTCATCAAATCTAACCATTTATGGATTACCCAATAATTATTAAATTGATTATCTACAGTAAAATTAATTGACAATGGTTCATACGATGGTTTATTATGGGATGATACATATACCGTACTCCCAGCATATCTAACTTCTTCTGCTGGAATACTGTTCTTTGGTACTACTGTTCCATACACAGAAAATTGAAGTGTATTTAAATCAACATTAGCATTTGTTCTTTGAAATTTTTTATTAAGTGGTTTTAATGCATCAGGAAGAGTAAGAGTAAGTGTAAACTTATCTTTCCTAGATTTATTTAAAAATGATTGATCGTAATGATTGGACATAATAATATTTAATATGGTCTCCAACCTTGGTTAAACAAATCATCTATATCTGGATTTTCTACTTGTGATCCTCCACCCATAAATGAAGGAAGAGCATCTCCTCCTAATCCATCTTTTTCATTACCATATATAGATAATGGATTCATGAAATATTTTATACCGTAATCTATAGATTTTATTATTACTGGTTTCCCATTACCATCTTTTTCTATTATATCAAAATATACAGGAGCAATATCTTCATGCAGTACCATTAATGCCCAAATTAATGACATAACCCTATCATCATGTGATCCATTTTTAGCTGACCATGTTCCTGCTTTACTACGAACGAAATCATTTAATTCTAAAACAGTTCCAACATCATTGATTTGTACTCGTTTTTCTATATTAATCCAATATCTTTGATTCATCACACCATGATATTTTGTATTCGTATGTGCAATAATACCTAATTTATTAGAAGTTCGATTAGCCACTCTATCCACACCCCAATTAACAATATTTTCATAATTGAAATCTTTTTTAAGATTATCTACAACTTGTGCTCCGCAATTATTTCGTTCGATCATTGCTAATGGATCACCCCAATGTTGTAATATTTCTCTTAACTTAGGTGTAAATTCGGTAGGAGTAATTTTATTGTTATGATATACAGCAACTTGTTTAATTCTCTTAGGATCTGTTATATCTAATATTTGAACAACAGTTGCGTCTTTTCCTACACCTTCTGCTACATCAACACCAGCAACATATATTTTTTCATCACTAGGTTTCTCCCATAGGGAATATTTTCCTTCATCCATTAGATACATTGGTTCTAATGTATATTTTTTCATTTGATCAAATAATTCTTTATCTAATGCAGATTCGCCTACTTCGTCGAATTCGCAATTGTGTGACACTATATCATTTGTGTAATATTGATTAGACTCTACATTTAATAAATCATAAACTGGCAACATTCCAATTCGTTTAATTTTTAATATATTATCAAATCCATTTTTTATTTGTATTTCATCATTTATTTTCAAATCTTCGGCAATTTTAAATCCTTCAGATTTTGTTAATATTCTATGGTTTTTACTGCATTTTAATGATGTAGTGCTCAAAATTAATTCTAAACAATCTTTCTCTAATTTTTGAATACCAGAAAATGTCTCAAATCCATTAGGAGTTAATATTTTTATATTATTTTTATTAAAATCAATAATATCATATAAATTTTCAATTATAATAGATTGTTCTTTATTGTCTTTTAGTATGGTAACGAGAGTTTTTCCATCAACACATTCAAATTCCCTACGCCACATGCTTATATCAGAAAGAGATGCAATAGTTTGTTGTTTCCATTTTTCTGTACGTCCGGGTACTTCATTCCATAAAATTTTTAAACTTTGCCATTCATTTTCACCTTTTACTGATCCATTATATAATCTATAAAATAATCCAGCAGTATCTCTAGGAGTGGATGCCATGATAATTTTGGATTTCATGGAAGATGAAATAATTGGATATACAGATGCCCAAAATTCGTTGAGCAAATGCGAATCGATCCAATCTGCTTCGTCCACAAATAACAAATTAGCCGCAGATCCACGACCAGCAGTACCTGTTGTCGTTGAAATAGATATACGAGATCCGTTTTCTAATTCTAATGATTCTAATCCATAATAATTAACAGGAGATTTTAACCAATTTGGTAATTGTTCATAAGCTAAACGAATTCTTTTAAAGATTTCTTTTGCTGTATTTTCTTTATTAGCTACCAACATTATTTTTTGATCATTAAAAAATATAGCAGTCCACAACATATAAATTGTTGATATTGTCGATTTACCAGTTTGACGACTAAACAACAACAAACTAAAACGATTATCCCTAATCATTCTTAATGCTTTTCTTTGATATGGATGCAATTTAATTTTTTGTTTACCTTCATCCAAATTAATAATAAAGAAATAATTTTCTGCAAAATGCAATACGTTTTCTCTACATTTTTTTAATTCTGATACCATTTCTGGTGTCCATTCAAAATCTGCTCCTGCTGTTGGCAAAGCAGGATTATTCATATAAATTTGTTTTTTTGTTACTCTAGCCATAAGAGTACTTATAAAAAAATTTAAAAATTTTTATAAATTTTAGAAAAATTGCATAAAATAGTATAAATAGAAATATGAGCAATAAATCTCTATTTGAAAAACTATTCGAAGAAGTAATGGAAAACGATGAAGCATCACTAGGTATTGAAGGTGGAGACTCCACTGGAGATATGGGTGGTGATATGGGTGGTGATTTTGGTGACGAAATGGGTGGCGACGAAGTTACTATTACTCTAGACAAGGCAACCGCACAAAAATTAATTGATCTTCTCCAAGCATCTTTAGGTGGTGAATCTGAAGAAGGTGAAGATGAATTTGGTGGCTCTGAAGAAGGTGCTGGTGAAGGCGAAGGCGAAGATTTTGGCGGAATGGGTGATGAGGCTGCTGAAGATGAAGAAGATGGTGAAGACGAAGAAGATGCAGAAGAAGAAAAAGATGAAGAAGAAGGTTCTCTAAAAGAATCTCCTCAAGCTCAATATAAGCCCTTTAATAATACTGGCGAACAAATGACCAAGGCAGGTAACCGTAAGGTTGGTGGTGTAGCTGGAACTGTTTCTGGTGCTGGTAAAGCAGAAAAGACTGCACAAACTCAAGGCACTGCACATTATATGCCCCACAATGATAAAGGCGAAAAAATGCAGCAAAAAGGAAATATGAAAGTTTCCGGTGCTAGAGCAGCTAATCCAAGTGGACCCGGAAAATCAGTTTTCCATCCCTAATCAAATATTAAACATTAAAACTAAAGAGGACTCGAAAGAGTCCTCTTTTTTTTGCTAAATAATAATATGCTTTCATTTAAAGAATTCTTCTTACAAGAAAAATTAGAAAATCCTCTTCATAGAAGAGATTCTGCTTTATGGAAAGGTAATTCTATTAATAAAAAAACAGGTAAATTATCTAAACCCGGTATAATGGCAAATCGACATAAACCTACTGATCCTAATTTTAAAAAATATGACAAAATAGAAACTGGATTAATTACTCCTAGTAAAGCTAAAGAACTAATCGGAAACAAAAAACTACGTCCAAATGAATTAAAAAATGGTAAACATATGGGAAGAAGTAATGTTATTTTAAAATCTTTACCA